TTGCTAAAGTTCCTGCATCTAACAGTTGTCTTAACGCTGCTGTAGCAGTTCTAGTTAAACCACCAATCATATGAATTAAACCAAAACCATAAAAACCAGTTCCTGGTAAAAATTTAAATTGTACAAAATAGTTTATTTTTCTTTTTAATGGATCTTGTGGATTGTAATTTCTTCTAATAGATAAAACTTTATTTCCGGCTTGAGAAATAGTTACAACATATGGAAGTTTAATTCCTGTCGGCTCACCATCATCTCCCATTTCTTCATAACCTTCTAAATCTAAATTAGTATGAATTTCATAAAGTGTATATTGATCTTCTTGACCATCTTTAGCAATTCCTTCTAGTTCTAATTTTTTATCTTCTAATTGATTTTCTGTAACCGGTGGATTTCCTAATTCTATATCTCTGTAAAATCCAGACACTTGTTGTTTTCTTAATTCATTTTCAGAAATTTTAATTACATGAATAACTGCTTCTGCATCTTCTAAACTGTTTGCAGAATAAGGTACTATCAAATCATCTGCCGGTACAAATTTAGACACGGCTCTACCCAAGAGGGAGTCGTAATAGACTTTTTTAAAGGTAGAGCCGGATAGAGGGAGATAGAAAAGCATTTGATCAAACTCTGGTTCATATTCTTTCATCTGATCCATAATCTGATAGTTCATAAAATCTTTAACACGTTTTGATTGCTCTTCTTTAGCAACATTAACGTCACCCATAATTTGTGTTCTTACAGGTCCATCTGCTGGTAATAATTCTTTGTAAGCTTGTGCTTGAAACTGTGTAACCGCTTCAGCAAGAACTGGGTGATTAACACCACTGGCTCCTTTAAAAGGTTGTGTTCGTCTTTCGTATTTAAAACCTAAAAGTTCTAAACCATTTCTATATGTATCTTCCCAATCACCACGTGATTCTTTGTATTCGTTGTATTGGTCAATTAATTTTGCACCCAAGGGTTCTAAAACTTCGTCTCCTAAAAAATCTGCTAGGTTTTCAAAATGGTCTTGACCACCTTCTTCAGTAATGGCTCTTGGGTCAAATGCAATTTCTGCACCACCCTCTTCGTCCATAGTAACTTCTACATTACCCTGTTGATTTTTTGTCTCAATAATCTCATCTCGTTCTTGAATTAATTCTTCTTGTGATGGAACCTCAACGACAGTTTCTGTTACATTTGGAAGTGGTTTGTCTATAGTAGCCATTTATTATTTTCCCTCTTTATTGAACAGGTTATATATGAATCCCTCTTCATTTTGATATTTTTTATACTGGTCATATGCAGTCATAGCTGTGCTTACTGCAAGTCCCGGTAAACCTGCAAACCTACTTATACCTCTAATTGTAGCAGGATTCAATCCTAATCTCAAGGCACTGTTTAGCTTACCAGATTCAGCTATACCTGATACTTTTGATAGTGGTTCCATTGCAGCAAGACCTATCCAGTTTAAAGGATCACTTGCAATTTCTGCTGTGCCTTTACCTTCTTTTACTTGTTGACCAATGAAATACGAATCGAGAACAGCGGTTGGTAATGGTGCTCCTATTCTTGCCATTGTCTTACCAACATTAGCTAAAACACTTTTGTTTGTTGCAACTTCAACAGGTTTTTCTCCAACTTTAATTTCCATTGGATTATCTGCTGCGTATTGTTTGATGTCTGATTGTGTTGCTACATCACCGTTTGCAGTTTCAAATGCACCTATATCATTGTTCCATTTTAAACTTGTTTCTTTAAATTTTTCTACAGGGTCTGCAATTTGTTTAAAACCTAAAGATTTAGTTGAAAAAATACCATCATCTACATTTGGTTGTAAAGTTACTTGTATATCTTCTGCTGTCTTTAAAATGTTTTTTACTTTAGGATCATCAGGATTAGGATTAGACTCAATATATTTTTCAGCCATTTGTTTAAACCCACCAGTTCTATTATATGGTCCTGCAATTAAATTTCTATTTGCAGGAAAATTTTTACCTCTTCCTTTTTTGTAAATGTCTCTTTGATGATCTATTTCAAACAAACCTCTTTCACTTAAATATTTTTTATTAAGTCCAGTAGGAATTTTAACAATGTCTCCATCTTTAGAAACTGTAATAGAAAGTTTTTCCATTAGTTCTTTATTATCTAAAACTAATTCAGGATTTTTTCTAATTGGCTCATTAAGTTTTCTAGTTTCTGCTCTTTGTTCTAAATTTAATTTTCGTTCTCTGTCTGTTAGAGCTACGTCTTTTTCTTTAATTCTTCTATTAACTCTTCTTTCTGCTCTCGAAACTAAATCTTTTTCTCTTTTAATTGGATCAGCTTCTCTTTTTTTACGTTTAGTATTATTTTTATTTCGATCGTATTTTAATTTAAAATTTTCAGTTTCATTAGCAACAATTGCTTTTGCAGCTCTTAAATTTGCAGGCTCTCCAACTTCTTTTGCTGGTTTAATATATTTAGAAACATAATTAGGATCTTTAACCATTTTTCTAATATCTTCTACATATTGTTCAACAGTAGCATCTTTAGCTATGTTTAATTTTTTAATTATGTTTGTGTCTTCAATATTAATTTTATATTTATCTTTAGCTATTTTTTTAATTTCATTTTTATCTACAACACCTGTTGAAATTATTTCATCAATTACTTTACTACTATTACGAGATCTACCTAGAATCCCTTTACCTTTAAAGTTTTCATCATAAACTCTTTTTACAGTAGTTGATGGTACTCCTATTAATTTTGAAATATCAATAAATCTTATGGGTTCACCTTGTGCAATTAATTTTTCTATAGCATCAAAAGCTTTTTGTCTGCCCTCTACGTTTCTAGCTACCATTTTAAGATATCCAATCTAAATTTTTATATTTGTTTTTGTTTAAGTTTATAACATATGATTTTACACTTTTTTCGCATAATTCCATATCCATATGTTTAGTGTATAATTTGTTAAGAGGAGACTCACCGGTAATTGTGTAAACTAATCCAAGTTTATTTTTAGTTGCTTGTTTTTTTATTTCATCAACACAAAGTCTCATGGCCTTAAAAAGTTTTATTTTACCTGTCTTTGGATTTGAGAACAAACCATACATAAATCCAAATTTAGCTTTCTTATCTACATACAATCCAGCTGCACAAATCTTTTCTTTCTCACTAACCATCACACCTAACGGCGGTAACATTTCTTTTGGAATAGATAAATCCCATTTATGTTGCTTACACCATTTACTAATAGTGGGGTAATCTTTAGTTAGATTCCATTTCTTAACTTGCATTTAAAGTATTAACGTTTTTTATATCTTCGTTATTTGCAAAAGTTTTCCAGTTATCAAAAAATTTATCTTCTTCTTTTAGAAGTTGTTCTTGATCTTCAATTTCAAAGTAATCAGTAAATAAGATATTGTTGATTAAGATTCTTCTGTTCTCTGATCCAAATACGTAAACTGTGTTTTCATCATTACCTAATGACTTACCGTGTTTAGTATCTCTGACTCTCATCCAAGTACCATCTTCATTTACCATGTGACTACCAGATACTTTGATACCTTTGTAATCATATAGTTCTGTATTTAAGAATCTACCTACAGCAAATACTTTACCACCTACTGCAACTTCATCTCCTAGATCAACTTGCTCTACTGGTTTAGTAGTTCCGTCAGCCATTGTAATTAAAGTTCCTTTTAAGAAACAACCTTTGTTGTGAACCACATAATTATCAGCAATGTATGAATTATCATTTGAAACGTTAAAGTTGTATAGAGGCATTTCAGGATTGTTCATTTCTTTTGATTTAATATCTGTGACTTTAATTGGACCATTATCTGTTACAAGTTTATCACCAACCTTAAGTTCACCTTTTAACTGGTCGTAAAGTTCTACACCGTCACGTTCTTTTGTTTTTTCTGGTTTAATAGATTTCCAACCTTCTTCGGTCATAAACGGATGTTCTGAAGTAAAGAAGTAATGTTCATTATCATTGAATGAATATAATTTTCTATCGGCTAGTAAAGTAGGATCTAGTTTAATAACTGTGTTTTCTTCTTTGTGTCCTTTTACTTTATCTCCAACTTTAACATTTTCAATATTTTTAAATGTACCATCAGCCATAGTAACTTTAGTACCTGCTATGAAACAACTACCTCCCATAGTATTACCTTGTTTATCCTTCATTTGATTATCTTTAGCTGCTTGTTGATTTTCTCTTTCTCTACTCTTTTCCTCTTTAAACTCTTTCATTTTTTTTTCTTTTTCTTTAAGTTGTGCTTCTTTTATTTTTGGGTTTTTATAAACTCCTTTTTTTAAATTATCTTTTATCATATCAATATTTTTTTGAGCACCTTTTTCAATATCTCCAAATGCAGATTGTGCATTTAGTCCAGCAAATGGATTTGTATTAGGGTCACCCGCAACTCTTCCAGGATCATTCATATTTCCTAATTGAAAATTAGTAAAGTTACCTGTTTTGTTTAAAGCAGTTTGATTAGCTGCGTTATTTCCAAATGGATCAAAAGATCCTACGCCGTATATATTTTTACCACCAACTCTACCTACTGGTTTAGATTGTGGAAGTGCACCTGCAATTCCTCTAACAACACCAAGTGCAGGATTTATTGCAAAGCCAGCAACTTTTCCAATTGGACTATTCATTAAACTTCTTATGCCTGTATTAAAACTTCCTTTTATTTTTCCAAATGCGTTTAAATCTTCTACTTCACCAACGTTAAACATATCTGGGTTCATAGAAACTATTTCTGCATTTGTATATTTATTTAAATTAGGATTTTGTGATCGCATTTGATCAACAATTTTATCATTTAAACTATCTACCATTGGTCCTGATGTAAATGGTGAACCCATTGCTTCGGCGTTTATTCTATCTTTGTAAGCTTGAAACTCTGCAACATTTTGTTCTGGAGAATATCCAATACCACCCATACCAGCTGAAATACTTTTAGGTCCACCTCCTCCACCTTGATTATTATTAATTGGTGCTGCTGGTGATGGAGTAGTTGTTGAACTTGAAGTTGATATATCATATCCCGCTTCTTTAATAGCGTCTGCTATCTCTTGATCTGTAAAAGCATCGTAAGCTTTCATAGAATTGTAAATAGCTAAAGGTTGACCAGTTAGTGCCGGTCCGCCCATAAATAAATTTTGTCTTTTAGGTTTGAATAAAACTTCAATACCAATCGATCCGCCGTCCGCGAATCCTTCTTTTAAAGCTTCTCTAACAGCTTCACCAAACTCGTAGCCGTCATCCATTAATTCTTTTACTTTTTTACTTATCTCTGATTCTTTGTATTCTTCGTCTTCCATCAGTAGTATTCCCTATCTGTTTGCGGCAATGGATCTTCTTCATAGTCATCAGGTAGTTTTACAAAACCTGCCTGTCTAAAACGCATTATCGCTTGTGTTGTACTGTCCACCAAATCATCATGATCTCCATATGGAAATGATGCACACTCCTCTATTACCTCATCTGCGAACTCTTCGTCAGGCGCCCAAATCATCCCCGACTCAAACATCGGCGATACAGCGTTTACCCTAGAATGTTTATCTTGTCCTTTACTAGGTGTGAAATTTATAACAGGTATTCCAAGTTTTCTCAACTCATAAGTTAAAGGTTGACCACTTGCTTTTGCTTCAATAATTATTGTATCAGGATTCCAGTATTGATACTGTTCAAAGGCCTCTTTTCGTAATTCCGGAAATTCTAATCGTTTCTTAACTGCATCTAATAATATCAGATTAGCAGGTGAATCCTCATCAGGATAAAAGACTCCCCAGGTAGTAATAGCAGAATAGTCTGCTGTTTCTTTTTTAGAAAATGCTGTGTCATAACTTTGGATGATATGTTG